CGAAACAACTAAAACAGACCCGTTTTGGTGCAGTGCATTTTTCATTGTTGACCCAGTAACATCAGAGCCATTGACCCGTGGCCAGAACCAGAAGTTTACAGTTGAGCTTGATGTCGATGCAATCTGCGCAGAAAAGCTAATCATATACTGACCAGCCTCATCGAACACAATGCGAGAGGCTGGAGTGCCGTTAGCAATACCATCAGCGATGCTGGAAGTGTAAGTCAATGCGTAAGCTGTGTTTATAGCTACAGCAGTTTGGTCAGTTGTCACTGCCCCAGAGTATTTACCATCCTCCAAAACAACTTGCACCCACTCACCGTTCTTTGAGACCACTGGGTAGCCGTTAATCCGATCCCACAGCAAAACGCCATCCTCTGCCGCCGATGCGGTTGCATCTTTGGCGTCAAGCTGGTTCAGAGCCTTGCCAAGGTAGCGGCGCAGATTTTCTGCCCACGCCGACAAGTCAAAGGTGATTGGCGGGACAACTCTCATCGACGCCCGCCCTGCCGCGCATCAAGCCGCATGATGCCAACACGCCAGTCAGTGGCGACACTGCCCTCAACTCGCATACGCACCTGACGCCCTTGGAAGCGAACCGAGGTCGGGTTGCTCATATTGAAAGGCCCGTATTGGCTTTCAGCGCCATTGGGGTAGAAACGCGTTTTAAACGTGGCGGTCACATCGCCCTGCGTTTTCTCGTCAGGAATAAGCTCAACAACATTCATCAGGTTGTCGCCAGCGCCAATGGAGATCGGCCCGGTTTCAGCGTAAGGAGTGCTTGAGCCGTAACTGTAGCCGATTTCATGCTCGTATAGCTCGCCATCGCTTGCAATGAACATTGGGTAACGGAACACGCCGCGATCAACGCCAGCGGTGCGATCCATTTCGCCTGTAATCCAGATGTTTTCAACAAAGTCATAGGCAACGTAGCGGTCGCACTCAAGGCTATCTGCGCTGGGGTAAAACCACCAGATTTCGTTCCATGCGCTGTTGACCACGCAAGACACTTTTGAACGCTGATCCTTGTTGATGTCGCTGAATACATAGTCAGCCACATCGCACGGGACGCTCTGAACCCTGCCGCCAGAGTAAACAAAGAAGCCACGCAAACCCATCCAGATCACGCCGTTGTCAACAGAAGCCGCCGCACGGGCCGCTATAAGCCCGCAGGAGGTGCCAACGCGCTCCACACCATACACGAATGGCGGGCCATTATACGTCAATGTGTGTGCGTCTTCTGTGGTCAGGATCAGCGACTGGCCGCGTGTGCGCAGCCCAGCCAAAATAACGCCGTTGGTTTGCAGGTTTATGTCACCAGCTTCGTTTGTAGCCGCTGGCGCCCAAGTTGTGTTATCTTCACGATCTGACCACTGAACCCTGCGAGGATCGCCGCCAGCGCCGAAGCACACAACAAAGCGTTCCTCTGTCACCATCATGCCAGTGCAGTCTGTGGGAGCGTTTGCGATCAGCGCGGCGTCAGTCAGAACGTCACCCTGCCACTCGTACAGCTTGCCGTCATCGTATGACATAGCCAGTAGGTATTCGCCCCAATTTTCAAGAGACCACGTTGTAGCAGGAAGGATGGTTTCAGTGTCAGCGCGAGGCAAGCCGTATTCTTCGTTGCCGTAATAACCGCCGCCGTATGCCGTGTTTATACTTGCGTCTATCCGGCCAGAGGTGAGGCCAGCTGGCGTTATTTCGGTCGTTGTGCCAATTGCGTTGATAACATACAAATTGTTGTACGTTCCGGCGGCAATCTGGCGTGTGCCATCGTTCTCCTCCCAAGCCACCATAGACCTAACAACGCCGTTTAGGTCAACAGATGCGCGCTGACGCCAGCCGCCAATAGGACGCAGCGCATCCTCGTGCCAGCGTACTAAGTTGATGTCGCGCCAGCGGCCCTGCGACATGAGATCAGTGCCGTTGCGGTATTGTCCCGCCGGAATTTTTAGTGGGATTAACGGCATGTGCCTTCTCCCCCTTTAAGGCTTTGTGGGCCAGTCAGCGTCGTCCAGATTAGGAAAGTTTGCATGACCTGTGATGTCACGCAAAGCCTGACGATAACTTGTCATAGCCGCATCCATCGTTACATCAGTCAAGGCAAAGTAATCTGTTTCAGCAAGCAAGCCATCACGCTTTGTGCGGTTGCTCTCAGCTACACTAGCATCTAGCGTTGCCTGATATGCAGCCTCATGCTCTGCCTTGGTGGTTGTTACGCCATCCTCAGTCGTGTCAGCGAACATATCTTGAGCAACATATTTCTCCACCCAATTGCCATTTGCATCTTGCTTGACGCCATCACGAACAGACGTTTGATACGCCGTTGTGGTAGCCGCTGGTGAGGCCAAGACAGCCTCTAAGTTCAAGCCAGCAAGCGTTGCAGCCTTCCAAACACGGGGTAAAGAAGTATTGCTGTAGTGCGCCCGCCACTGACCTTGGGTCTTGACTTCGCCTGTTTCGGTGTGTCGATATTCAGCCATCAGAGTGATCCTTTCGTGATGCTGTTGATTTATGCGATTGCGTAGAAGATGTAGTTTCCACCGTTTACGTTGAGGTTTTTTGATGTTTCCTGATTAATAATAAACCCGCTGCTGTCAGGGTCTACTATGTCGTAATTTGCATTACTATTTTGATTGTCATTGAGTAAAAGATAAGGGGAATTTCCGCTACCTATTCCTCGGAGGCTATCAAAAACTACCCAATCACCATTGGCATCAGTTCTTTTGATTAAGATGAACCTACTGCCAGACGTAAAGCCACAATTGATAGTTTGACTAGAGCCATTCCCAGTGAACGAACCAACCTTAGATATTCCATCTAGTGTCGCAAAAAAGCAACCTATCATGGCAGTGCCTGTGTTCCAGATAGCGTTCTCTCTAATTCCAAACTCAGTTGCAGAAGGACTAGGCCACAATGCGCTTGTTACAGTATTATCATCATTTTCGTTTAGAGACAGAAACCCGCTAGAACCTACATCTTTGTGGTAGACATACCATCCATCAACGTAATCTCTACTTTTTACCCAAGCCATTTCTGGGATAACGGTCAAGCTATGCTCTAACCGTCTGTTGCTGGTGTTTTCCGTATCCCAACAAACCACATCAAAATAGCCGGGCGCACGTTTCCAAGCATATCCAATAATTCTACTGTCTACATAGGTGTCGTTTACCCACCCATCCTGAAAATCAAAGGCTTCCGAACTGGAAGTATGTTGTGCGGCGGTCGTAAAATAAAGCCTTTTACCTTGGGTTAGCCGTGAGCCAACCATCCAGTTGTCACTGTAATGCTTTACAAAAGCAAAATCCACAGGAAAGCCAGATTTAAGTGCTGGAGGTCTTGGCGTTGTGCTGCCGTAGGTATCCATACCAAACACCTCAGTCGCATCCTCGGGTGGAGCAAGAGGGCCACGGCGTATTGCCATGTAAATCCATGTGTCCCCACTATCATTAAACGCACTTTTAAAACCGTTAGGTGTAGGTTCAATATAATTTGCATCAAGGGCTTCGGCTATATTTGAGTCAGCGAGTAAGTAAGGGTCTCCGACACCTGCACCCATACCCCGCATACTGTCAAAAACCGCCCAGCTAGAGGAAGAATTTGACCTTTTAAACATCAGCCACTGAGGTTCAAACCCTAAATCAATCTCTTGAAGACCTGTACCATCACCAACATAACTACCACACTTGATAATATCTTGGTCGCTATCAGGGCCGAACTCACCGTCAGCATCGTTGTGTGCGAATAGGTAGGCAACGAATGTTTTACCACTGCCGTTGACTTCATTGTAGTCGCCTAGTGTAAATTCAGTGCTTGTTGGTGCTGTAGCACTCCACATAAAGCCAGTATTACCTTGAGCCTGAGTGCTATTTAATAGAACATATTTATTTTCACCAAGACTTCTGTGATATGTCCACCAATTCCCCGTTGCGCTAGTACACTTCACTATTATAAGACCCGGAACAGATCCTAAGTTATGCGAAACAGTCCTTCCATCAACACCATCCCCAGTGTAAGTCACCACATCAAAGAACTTAGGGGCTTTGCGGAATGACCAAGAGGCGTATGTATAGGAGGAGCTATAATTTACATACCCAACAGTGTCTGCCCCAAGTGAAAACCCATTAGAATCAAAACCAGTCAGAGTGTCAGGCCTACTGGAATTTGCCCAAGTGCCGTTGCTGCTAAGCATATTGCCAGCGCCACGCTCAGTGTCCTGTAAAGAATGTCCTGCTGTGGCGCTTCTTGTCTTAATCCAAACCAAACCACCTTCATCCGCAAGGTCTATACCATTGTTAATTGATCTTGCAGCACCTGTCCCAGTATACAAATAAGTGCTGAACACATCTGTAATATCAAGTGCACCAGCACCACCAGCACTACCAGCCGCCGCTTGAAGTAACTTCTTTTTAGTAGCCATTGTATAGGCTCCTTATCCTAGAGCCTGCCCAGCCGTGAACCCATACCAGTTAGTCCCGCCATCTCTTGTAGTGAACACAAACACATCCTTAGCACTAGCAGTGGCTGTGAGGGTGGGAGCAGTTGCGGCAGGCCAGTCTACTGAGGTAGGCCATGTAACTGTAAAGCCACTAGCAGAGGCATCTTGGATGATCTCAATGCTAAACGTGTAAGCTGTGCCGCTTGCGGGTGGATTGCTAAACGTGAACGTGGTGTTCTCTGTGAGTACATGGCTAAACGAGTTGCCTGTCTCACAGTTGACCGTTGTGGCGTTGCTAGATGATGTGACAGCAGCGTAAGTCTCGTTGTAGCTGTCAACAGTTAGCTCGCCAGTAATATTAACGTCGCCAGTGTAGGCCGAAAGATCGACACTTGATAGCTTGGCATCAAGCTGCGTTTGAATTGCTGAAGTTACGCCAACAACGTAGCTTAGCTCGGCAGTCGTAACGCCGCCAAGCAGCGTATCTAAGCTGTCCCAGTTGCCGTTAAGATAACCGCCCCAAGCGTCTTCGTCGCCACCGACTGACGGTTTATTCCAAGAGTAATTTGTCGTTGTCGTAGGCATTACGCGGCCCTCTCTAAGTAATCTGCCTCGGTCCAAGTATTACTCGGGTTCAAGGCTGCTGTCCATGTAGTCGTTGGTTCATCCGCATCCAGCCACTTGTAGCGAGACAGAACATTTACTGTCGAACTCAAAGCATCCGTCGCAGACATTAATCTGACGCGATTATAGCTTATATTTACAACAGATGATAGTGCCACATCTGCACGCCCTACAACGTCGATAACTCCGTTACCCGTGACCGTAGCCGCAAGGCTTACATTTGACGCAGCGTTTACAACCCTTACGGCGCCACTTGATACACTGCAAGACAAGCTAACTGAGGCTGCCCCATCCTCAATGCTGTGGTTAACGCCATAAATATAAGTGCCGTAAGTATTTAATCCGTAACCCGGCCTAAAGCCCTCAGCCTCTGGATACTCAACCGCAACCGCTACCACCACACCCTGACAAACAATATCAGCCGCAGCGGTTACAATCTTGATTGCACTAGAGGACGTGGATGACGTGCAGGTTAGCGCCGCAGCGGCGTCAGTGATAACATTAGAGCCAGCGCTGGCGCTTACCGCGCAATTTACGCTAGCCGCGCCCAACCTTACCTGCTGCAATGCAGCGACCACCGAGCAAGACGATGTATCGGATGAAGCCGCCTCGCGAACCTTAACGGATGAAGAGCTTACCGAACAAATCGGAGCAATGCTTGCCGCAGCGTCAACTATAGAGCCAGAAAGCCCATAGATGTTCTGACCATATAAAGCATCGCCGTAATTTGCGCGATAAACTGTCATTAGGCTAGCGTAATATCCAGATCACCAGTTGGGATGCGGAAAACGTCACCATCATTGATTGCCTTGGCTACGGTCAACGCGCTGTGAACAATCATGTCGCCGCCACTTGACGCAGTCATAACTGCCATGTGCGATATTGTACCCCAGTTACCGCCAGATGCAGCGGGGAACTCAACAGCCGCCGAGTTGGTCGCCAGATCGTTGGAGACAGTGAAGCTAACCGATGTTCGAGCGTAGCCATTGCCTGACACTTCACTAGCAGTTGAGCCAGTGTCGGTGGGGTCAGCAGTGAATAGACCGACATACCATGCGGTCGGCCTCGTCACGCTCGCAGCGCTGAACACATAGTTTAAAACGTGTGTTTCGTAAGTATTTGTGAAGGACATGGATTTCTCCGTTAGATATATCTGTGACTTCTATACACCATCACGCGACTAATAGCTAGTCACACGCATTCTAAGGCCAGAGCCAGCAAAACGCGTGTCATCCGACGCCTTCTGCATCGACTGCATGGCCGACGAATAAAGCGCCGCCCAAGTCTGGACCCTTGCATCATCATTCAAGTATGGCGCAGCTTGGACAAGCGCGCCGTAAAGGTAAATATCAGGCGCGTCCTGCAACAACCAGTTGTATGTATTTGAGTCAGTAAGCTCAGGAATTGATTGGTAATACATGAGCTGCATACCGTACTCACCATCAGGCGTTGGGAACACCTCAATGCTCTCGCCCGAGTGAGAGTAAAATTTAGGCACGCCGCTGGCATTTGAGTTGTTCTGGCGATACTTAATCATGTCATCAAGGCTGGCCATCTCAAGCGGGCGCGTGCCATCACTCGTTAAGCTAAAGCGCAGGGTCTCAAGCCAATCAGCCGGAACCTGCACATAACGGCTATCAAGCGTAGCATCAACGCGGTTTATCATTTTGTAATGCCGCAAGTCACGATTAATGCCCGCCTCAGTCAAACTAATAAAATCAGGAATGACCGACGTAAGATCGTCGCGGTTGAGCCAGTTGGCTATGCTAGATTGCAGTTCTGCGTAAGTTGTGATTGCCATTAGATGGAACCTCGATTATAATCTGGCCTACATTTGGGAGATGATAGCATGATTGATGTAGATTTGACTAGGGAACTGATAATCCTCAAAGCTAAAGACCTAGGGATGGAGGACGACAGCCTTGACGCCTTGGACGAATTGGTTTGTAAAATGCTTGAAATAGATAACGCAGACCCGCTCATTTTTCCATCCTAGACAAGTAACTCAAAATTCCCTCTAAAATCTCTGGAGTAATTTTTTGCGCTGGCATTTTTGTTTTTATAGCGTGAGTTTTGTGTGCTTCATTCAATGGCTGACCACTCTTCGTAACCTTCCCTTCCATAGCGTTATAAACATCTTTGAAAAGCAAGCCCTGTGGAACGGGCGGCAAAGACCCCAAATACTCACCAGAAATTTGAGTGTTATACGTTGAATGAGGAACGCTAGTTTTGGGCAAGTTGCCCTTCGGGGCATTGAACATCAAGGGAGCTGATGTATCAACTCTTGCCGCACCAAGGCCAAACATCCCAGCTGGCATGTCTCTTTGCGTTGGGTCTGTAACGCTGTAACGGGCTTCTGCTGGGCTGGGAAAACCCTTGGCTTGCATGGGCGCGCTATCCATTAAACGAATAAAAGACTTCCTTTTAGGAGAGGTTGTGGTCTCAGCCCATTCCCTAATCTTTGGTGACAAAACACCTACAAAATCAGGATCAATTGACCTCATTATTTCGTCAAACTCTTTAGCTGATTTTTTAGTTATTTTTGCCCCCTTGACCAATTCGGCCATTGCGGCCCCGGTCATAGTTGCAAAATCATTGGCGTCAGGAGCCATGCTCCCAGTGAGGCCAAGAATGTCCGCACCTTCAAACTTTTCAGCTGCTTTGGCGGCCTCTTTGTCAATGCGAGTAATGATGTTTTGATTAGACGCCCATATAGAGTTGTCTGCCTGAGCCGCTGGGCCAACCATAAAATCAACTCCGCCCTCAGTATAAACAGGCTGGTCAAAATTAACGTCATTAACACCCTCAACAAGCAAACCCCGCGAAGTTCTGTCGCCATAAAATGGCAAAACCACCTTACCCTCGGTTTCTTCCCAAGACATCGGGCGGCGGGAAAGGTTTTCCCCGGTGTCTGTGGACCTAACATCTGTATCAGAAAGGTAAGCGTCGTTCATTCTAGTTTTCTGATAACCAAGCGGGTCTAGGTCGGCCTTGTTAGCTTTTGATGCAGGCTTCAACCGCACATTACCGAGTAGCGAACCCATCGCATTGGGGTCAACCTCAACGCGCTTGGCCGTATCAAGCAAACCACGCGCACCAGACTTAACAGCCTTCGCAGCCGCGTCACCAATGCCGGGAAACAAACCCAACACGGCAGCACCGCCAAGCGCGCCAACTAAGGCCCAATTCGGGTTTTCAGACGTAGCCTCATCGTAAATCTCTTTGGCCGCCATCGCGTCGCCGATGATCGGTGTGGCCTCAGCTATAAAGCGAGCCGCGTCCATCGGCGTGACATTCGGCACGTCAACCGCAAGCCGACGACCTTCGTCAGCATAGCCAGCGTAGTCGCCGGGAGATAGCAAACCGACCAAAACTTACTTACCGTATTTTTTAGACAGGCAAGTTCCAGCACGTTTACAAGCGGCGGGGGTGGGGCAACCCTTACATGGTGTCATGTCATCAATCCTCATTTTTCTGCACATTAGCACATTTATTTGACAAAGGCCATGCAGGGTGTATCCCCCGCAATATCACAGTTCACCTAAATCATCCATAATCTTTTCCATGCGAGCAGACAGCTTCCAATGGCCAGCGCGCCAGCGAGCCGCAAACTGCGCTTCCTCTAAGCTCAAACCCTTGCCGATGTAAGTCTTAATCCACTGATTCATACGGATATTCTTCATCTTGGGTGACAGCTTATAAAACGGAACTGGCTTCATGCAATACCTTTCAAGTTGCGCTTGAGTGACTGCTTCCAAGTTGACATGGATCCAGACAATGCAGTCGCAGCATCGCTGGCCATTGTCAGACACAACGCATCAGCAAGGTCGGGTGACTTCAACCCACGCTTGCGCATCTCATCCTTGCTCTCAGCCTTCATCTTGCCCGATGACGTGAAGCTGTACCTAATCGCCGTCAACTCCGCCAACAGTTGATCGTTGTTCGGCAACTTGCACGACCGATCCTCAAGCCAACCCTTCGTCTTAAACCAAAGCTCACTGCGCAAGTTCATATGC